CGACCCACGGGTGCATAGCGACGATGGTCTCATCGGAGATAATGCCGACGGACTTAGAGCAGTTATCGATAGCCTCGGACTCGTTGATAAGAATATCACGGTTGAAGATAACCGTAATATCTTCGCTCTCATACGAGCCCTTGCCGGTGTTGGCGAGGTAGGTATTGACAAACCAGAGAATCTCTTCAAAAGAGGCTTGCAGCTCGGTCTCCATCGCATTCGCGTCGAGGTCGATGTCGCAATACATGCTTTGAATGTTCATCTGATTAGGCGTACCGGAGAGACGGTCGTCCTTCGCGTCATAGCTGCGGAGGTTTTCAATGAGCGCCTTTTTCAGAAGCTCGAGGACGGTCTTATAGTTCTCGGAGTTTACCGAGATTTCGAGACTGGCCACGCCGCCGTCAGTACCCTCGACCGTGCGGACCTTGATGGCGCCGTAGGTCGTCAGGTTACGCCGGAACTCCCCGAGGTCCTGCCCGTCGTAGTTCTTGAGGACAAGAACGGTATTGCGGACGTCCTCCTCCATGTTGTTCACGAAGTCGGATTGCAAGAGGTTGATGGCGTCCTGCAAAGAGCGACCGCGGCGAATGAGAGGGACTTCCTTCGGATTGTACTTGATAGGGATAAGGGGGAAGCGCTCCCAGTTCAGGGGCTGCTCGTTGCCCTTGTTGTCTTTTACCTTAACGTAGGCCTGCTTCTCAGTGTCCGGCGTGAGTACGCCGTTCTCAAAGATGTAGGTCGTAACGCCTTCCAGCGTGAAGAGGTCGACCTTCTTGACGATTTTCTTCTCGGTACCGTAGTAGACCTCGACCGGGTAAAGGCGAAGAGCGGAGTCAAGCTCGGTGTGAGCTGCGTCCGCCCAGAACGGCATAATCTCGTAGCCGGGGAATACCCGAAATGCGAGCTCGCCGTTTTTATTGTAGTAGGGATAAAGCCACGAGATACCGGCATTGAGGCACTCGACTCCCGCGCTCTTGAGAGTACGCATAAACCTCATGCCGAGTACCTTCTTGACCTCGGCTGCGTAATCGTCATTCTCGCAGGAGAAGGAAATAGGCTGACCGAGAAGGTAGTTTGCCTTCTGGTCAACGTGTTTCGCGTACTGATTATCCACAATGCGGTTGTTCGGGAGATTCTCAATCACAATCAGCTTACCGTCAGGACCGATAGCCGTGCGCTGGCGTTTGAGAATGTCATGGTCTCCAGTATAGTACCGGTCGCCGTCAATCATCTCGCGCCGTTCGGGAGAGGTCTCCCAGTCGGTAAGCTCTCTCGCGTAGAACTCAAGCTCGGTCATAGGCCTGCCGGCGCGGAGGCGCAAATTGAAAAACTCCTGCTCGATAGGCTTCTTGAATAAGGGCATTTATCGCACCTCCTTAAAAACTGAATCTCGACGGCTGGAACGCAGCGCGGACGAAATATCTCGTATCGTCCATAGCGTGGTCGTCTGTTTTTAGCGGCCGGTCTTCGGCGGCTTTTTCGTCCCACCGATACAAACCGAACTCTCTTATACAGTCCGCGCAGCAGTCGCAAAAGAAGATGTCGCCGGCGTTCAGCCGGGTAGCAACATCGCGAATGCCGTCAAGGACTCTATTGCTTGCCTGCTCGACCATAAAGCGGTCATGTCGGCGTATGACCTCGATAAACGAGGCGGCGGACGGGTCAACGATGATTTTCCGAATCGAGAGGTCTCCCGCAAGCTCTTCAATAGCCGCGTAGTGCTCCTCGTCCGTTCGCTGATACCGTTCCTTGCGTCCGTCGTAGTAGTACTCTCGGACGCGGTACCATTTTCCCTCACAGAGGCCCCAGAGCCCGGCCGAAGTCGGGTTTAAGGTGCCGTAGTCGCAAGAGATGAGGTACTCCTCGTAATCGCGAGGCACGGAAGGGACTACATGATAGTCCTTATTAAACATTGTATATATCAAGCCCTCCGCGACGGTCCAGAGACCGCGGATATACCGGTCGTAGAACACGCCGGAGTACATGCCCTCGTATCGGGCTTTGATTTTCTCGTCAAGGCTGAGGTTGTCGTCCATCGTAAAATGCAGGTAGAGCATATTGCGCTCCGCCGCTTTACGAATCCACTCTTTATAAAACCAGTGGCCCGGCGACTCGGGGTTGCAGTTAAACCAGAACTTAGACCCGGAGACCGAACAACGCGCCATAGCCTGCTCTACGAAAGAGCGGGGCATAAGCGCGACCTCGTCGAAGAGGACTCCGGCCAGAGTAATGCCCTGAATAAGGGTGTAGCTGGACTCGTCCCGACCTCCGAAGAGGTAGTAGGTATTAGAGCGATTGCCGATGGTGACGACCATTTTATTCTCGCTGCGGCGCTCAGTAACCTCGAACATACCCTCAAGCCATGTGGGAATATGTACGATAACGTTACGCCGGAGCGCTTCAATCGTGCGGCCGCAGATAGCGAAGTTCTGTTTATCGAAGCTCGCCATGCTCCACATGATAAAGCCGATAGCCATTGAGACCGTCTTGCCGGAACGGATTGACCCGTCGCAGATAAGCCCGTCTCTATTCTGGTGTTCCGGTTTCGTCCACCAGAAGAGGGTCGCGTTCTGCCGAGGACTGAAGCTCTGGTATTGCACTCAGGTCAACCTCCTTTCCGGCAGCGTGAATCGCCTCGAAGAAGTTGGTCTCCTTCGCGTCAGACGACTTAATTGCCTCGTTAGCTGTATATTTGTCAATGACGATACCCATAGCGGTAGCAAGCTGATTGACCGTTGCGGCAGCGAGCTTGTCTTCGTCGCCCATTGCCGTAAGCAGCTTGTCAATCAGTCCGCAAACGTCATTTTTCTTAGAATCCATAAAGGCCAAAATGCTTGCCGTATTCTCAGCCTTTTTTTGTGCGACCTTTTGTTTTAGGTCGTTGTCACTTTTTAACGTGCGCTGAATCGTAGTCGTAGAGACGCCGTATTTCGCGGCCAATGCCCGAATGCTCGAGCCGTTCACCGATTCGGCTATAATCTTTTTCCGTTGCTTATCGGTCAGCTTAGCCACGTTCGTCCCTCCCTCGTTAGTTGTTGCTAACCTCCATTCATAATAATAGACGGAGCACTGCACCGGAGGCCCGCGCAGTGCTCCATCGAGAAAAAACTCGGACAGTTTCATCCGAGTTTTTCACCATATTATTTTAACATATTTGGTTGCGGCTCAGAGTGGCCAACTCCAATTATCCCCAAGGAATAATAAAACTTTTTTATGACGACGCATGACCCAGCGATAAGCGTAATGAAGCGCAACTGCAATTTCTTCCCAGCGCATATAGTTCAGATACCGAAGCTCCATCATAAACTGGTCCGTATCGTCAAGACCACTTTCTTTTATGAGCCTGCCGATTTCCAACTCAACGGCCGCAAGCTCGTAAATCTCAGCTCGAATTTCTGACTGTAAATCGGCAATAGCACATGCGGCGTCCTCGACTTTCTTAGATGGTGTAGGAGAGAACGAGGCAACTGGCTTAATCTCAGCCGTAATAGACTCAGCCCTGCGTCGCCATTCGTCTATACGGCGCTCCTTTGCGGCAATGCGTTCTTTTATTCTATATCCTCTGTTGAGGAAGTCCTTCACCTCTTGTGGTGTCATTTTGATACCTCCTTAATTCTGGCTTTCAAAGCCTCGAGGCAAGCGTTCTGCCTTACCTCCTTTGGCGCAAGTATGTCATCTAAGACACGGTAGTCATAGGTGCCCTTCATCAGGATATGGTGAATCAGGACCGTTTTCTTTTGCCCCGGACGGTGCAGCCGCTTGTTTGCCTGCTGGTAAAGCTCAAGACTGGTAGGAAGTCCGTACCATATCGCGATATGACCTCCCGCCTGCAAGTTCAGTCCGTGACCCGCGCTTGCGGGGTGAGCAAGCATAATCGGAATCTTGCCAGCGTTCCAGCGGACGACTGCGCCGTCGTCTTTAATGTCTACCGCTTCCGGGTACCGCTCCATAATTCTGTCGCGTTCATGCCGAAAAGCGTAGAATACCAAAACAGGTTGACCGTTCGCCTCTTCGATAA